GGGCTGCACCACGGACGACGCCGGCGCGCTGCGCTTCGACGCCGGCAAGGCGGGCGTGCTCGCCCTCGGGGGCGCCTCGATGGCCGCCAAGGCCGCCTGCGCCGCCGGGGTCCCCGGGGCCTGCATCGTAGGCGACGCCGTCGAGGCCGGCGCCGAGGCGTACTACTCGGCGAGGTGCGAGCAAGGGGACGTGGTCGTCATGACCTGCGCCCTTGTGGACCCCGAGACTTTCGAGACCGCCCCCGACGTCGACGAAGACGGCAGCGAGATCGACGAAGCCGAGGGCGTCAACAAGGTCCCCGTGTGTTTCAATTCGACCGACAGCCAGGCCGACGCGGTCGAGGGAAACGCCGAACCATGACGGGGCCCGAAGCGATCGCCGCCTTGCGCGAGGGCGAGCTCAATCCGCAACGGGTCCTGGCCGCCCTCGTGGCCCGGTCCCAAGAGGGGCTGCCCTACATGTGGGGAGGCAACACGCCCGCCGACGGAGGCGAGGACTGTAGCGGGCACGCCCAACACGCGTGGGCACGGGCCGGCGTCGAGCCGTGGGCCAGCGGATACGGCCCTCGGTTTCGCCGCGATGGGTCGGCCCGGCGCGTAGCCGTCGACTACCGAGCTCGGGATCTTCACGCGTCGCTGGCGATGACAGACCGGCCCCTTCCCGGCGACCTCGCCTTCTACGAGTGGAAGGGATCGGTGGTGCACGTCGTCGTGGTCACCCTCGCCGACGGCGAAGGCTCCGTCTTCCAAGTCGTGGGGGCCTCCCGCGGGAGCTCGAAGGCCACCGACCCCAACCGGTCCCGGGCTGAGGGCCGGATCGTGCGGGTTTTCGACGACGCAGACGGACGGGCCCACATGTACCGGAAGGGCTTCGTCGGCTTCGGCATGATGCCCGTGTCGTAGACCCATAGCCGGGGGGCGGCGTATATTGGTTGGCCGTATGCCCGGATCTTCTGTTGAGCGCGATGGCGACCCCCGACCCCTCACCTTTGATCGACACGGTGACGAGCCCCCCGCCGGGCGTGCCGGAGTGGATCTGGTATCTGCTCGTCGGCGGCGCGGGAGGGGCCGGGGGGCTGTTCACGGTGTTCAAGAGGCTGGCGTCGCTTCCGACAGAGATCGAGAAGCTGAAGGCGGACTTGGAGGCGATCCGCCGCCAGCTCGACCCGATCGTGCAAGAGCGAGAGGACCGGAAGCGAGCGGCAAAGACGGCGGAGCGGATCGCGGCCTACCTCGACGAGCACGGGATCGTCGACCTCAACCCCGATCAGCTGGCGCACATCGAGAAGCTGTCGCAAACGCCGGCAGAGCTCGAGGCCCAGCCCGGGTCCTGATCGTCGACGATGATGCCCTCGATCTTCGAGTGGCGGCGGCGTTTGCTCGCCCCCTCATCGACGCCCGGGTCTTGCAGCTGTTCACCCTGCGGTGGCGGAGCGCCGAGTCACTACCCGTCCTGGTTCGCATGTGCGAAATGCTGCAACCCGACGTAGTGGTCGTCGACAACACCCTCCCCGGATCCTCCGGCGACCGCGTGCTCGCCAAGTTGCAGAGGGCCAACATCGGCAGCCACCCCGGCCTGTGGATTTGGTCGGGCGGAGACCATCGCCCCTACGCCGTGCCGCCGGGGAATTTTCTCGCCAAGTCCGACGCCCTCCAAGGCCCCCCGGGGTTTCTCCGCGCTATGATGCGTGCACACGCCGCGCAGGCGCCGTCGGGGGGCAGCGGTGGCGCGTAGGGGCAAGGTGTCGCTGGGCTTGTCGGTCGACCTTCGTGGCTACAAGCGGGGGATGCAGGAGATCGTCGAGAAGCAAATTCCCTTCGCCACTGCCAAGGCGCTCACCTTGACCGCCAAGGATGCCCAAGCCGAGCTCCGCGGCAACCTGGGGAAGCACTTCACCGTGCGCAACAAGCACCTCGCTCGAGGGATCCGGATCAAGTCGGCCAAGAAGCGAGACGCCCCGAACATCTACGCCGAGGTGGGCTCGATCGACGCGTTCGTCGTGAAGCAGGCCGAGTCCTCGGGGACGACGGAGATCAAACCCGCGGGCGGGCGGCGCTTCGTGCCGGTGCCGGTGCGAGTCCGGCGGTCGAAGCGCCAAATCGTGCGGCGCTCCAAGTTTCCGGCCAAGCTACTCAAACGGCCGCGACACGCCTTCTTTGACGGGCACCGCCGAGACCGCGTCGGCCTCGCCAGGTACAAGGGCCGCGCCGGGGCGCAGACCCTCAGCCTTCAATGGTGGCTTGTGGACCGAACCAAGGTGCGGGGGCGGTGGCCCTTCTTGCGGACCGTCACCAAGGTGGCCAAGCGTAAAGCGCCGGAGCACCTCGCTCGCGAACTCGAAAAGGCGGCGGCGGACACGATCAGGCGGAACGAGCGCAAGGCGGGCAGAGGGCCCCGCCTGCGACGATAGGGGCCTCCAAGGGGTAGAGGGCGGGCGAGGTGAGAGAGTGCCCGCCTTGACCCCTTGGAGGCCGCCTGGGGCGCAATCAGCCCCGGTCCACCAACACCCACGCGATCGCGTAGCCCTTCTCGGCGTCGTAGTCCGCGACGAGCTCGAGGGCCCGGAGCCTCGTCCGGTCCCCGGTGGCCTCGCCGACCCCGGGGGTTGCGCCGGGCCGGAGGTAGACCTCCTCGCCCGGCTCTGCCTGCTTCAGGATGCTCGCCGCCTCCTTCGAAATCCGCGTCGGCAGCTGCCCCAAGAGGCCCACGATCGCCCACTCGTCGGGGCGCTGGGTCCGGGGGACGTAGGTGCGCGCTGGGTCCGGGTCGAAGTCGGGGTTCTGCTTCTGGGTCCGGACGGTCTCCACGATGGCGTCGGCCGGCAGATCTCCGGGGTATTCGGAGCGCGGCCCCACGTACCGATCCCGGCCTTCGACGGCGTCGAAGCGGACCCGGGCATCAGGGGGGAGGCGAGACCCGTCGAGCCCGCCCTCGGCGACGGTGCCCGAGTAGGCCTCGCGCCCCTCCTTGGCTTCCCAAGTGACGATAGCGCCGTCGGGAATGGACACCGACGGGAAGGTCTCCTTCAGCTTCCCCCAGGTCATGCGGACCCGCCCCAGCCCCTGGGCATGGTAGGCGACGAAGGCGTCGGGGGGGAGCGCACCGCCCGCGGCGGCGATGGCCTCCTTCGCCAGGCCCACGAAGCCGGACCGCCCGAGGATCCCGCCCCAGGAGACGAAGGCGTCATCGGGGGCGCTGCCTTCGAGCTCGGCGAAGGTGCCGTCGAAGGCCTCCCGAGGGGAGGTGGCCGGGACCCGGGCGACCTCGACGTCTTCCCAGATCGGTTGCCCCCACTCGTCGCGCAGGTAGCGGCCCTCCCACGCAAGCGGGGCGGCATTGCCGACCACGGACCGCCCCGCGCTCACCACCCCGAGGACGGTGTCCCATTCCGACGCGAGGTGCGCTCGCTTGCGCTGGAGCGCCACGAGGGACCCCGGGGGCAGGGCGGTCCCCGGGTCTTTGAGCTCGAAGCACTCCGCGTAGTCGGCGGCGCCCGCACCGACGGTGCCGTCGCTGTAGATGTCGCCCGAGATAGACTCAATCCGCCAGGTCATGTTCGCAGTCGAAGGCGTGGCGGTGGCGGTGCGCCCGCCTGCGAGCGAGTAGTTGACGTTGTTTTCCGTGCCCTCCGACGCGATCACGCCGGCGCTCGTCGCCGAGACCTTGCACGAATTCGACCCGATGACGTGCCCCTGAAGCGCCGCCGCTTCGCCATCCTGATCCGCAAAGACGCCCGAGCCGATGCCCGAGGCCACGCCGCCCGCCGAGGCGACCACGGCCGAGTTCGTGTTCGTGGCCTGCGACGTCCCCGTGGTTGCGACGGTGGCCGCCCCTTCGCCGCTCGCAGCCGCGTCGCCCGATGACGCAATCACGGCCGAGTTCTTGCCGGTAGCCGCCGGGGTGCCCGAGGTCGCGCCGGCGGCGATGACGGCGGAGCCCTCGCCGCTCGGCCCGGGATGCGATGCACGCCGCCTTGTCCCCGGTGACGCCCGACGTCTTGAGCGAGTCGGAGGCGATCACCGCCGAGTTTGCGCCAGTGATCACCGCGTAGGTCGTCGAGGCGATCGCGGCGGACTCGTCGCCGCCGGCGGTGCAGGACGTAGTCGCGATGCATGCGGACCGCGCGACCTGCGCCCGGCTCGAGGTCGAGGCGATCACCGCCGCCTTCGAGGTGGGTGAGACCGAGCCCGTATCCGTCGCGGCGGCGATGATTGCTTTGATCGGCTCGAGGCGCTCGGCGAGCTGGCCATTGTCCGCCTTGTCGAGGGTCAGGCCGTCGTCCGTGATCGCCGCGACGATCTCCTCGGTCAGCGCGTTTGCGTGCTCGCTCTCGACGACGGTTGCCGAGGTGTAGTAGCCCGGGGTCCCCGCGCCGGTCGGTGTCGGAGGGGCGCCGGCGACGGTGGCGTGATCTGGTCTATGCATCGGTGGGGGTCCTGTCAGCTCTGGATTTCGTAAGACGTGTGGGCGGGTTTGATCCGGTCAAGCACGCACGCGAGGGCGCCGCCGTCGGAGTATTCGACGAGCGCGTCGCCGCATGCCCCCGTGTCGCAAACGAAGGCGGTCACGGTCAAGCCGGTTCCGGTGACGTAGAAGGTGAAGACGTCCCCATCGTTCGTCAGCGGGTCGCCGCAGACGCTCTCGTCGCAGAGGAAGAGGTCGTCAAAGGCCTCGTCGATCGACACCGTCCCTGCGGCCACCCCGAGGTGTGCTTCGAGCACGTCTTCGAGGTATCCGGGAGACTGCCCGCCCTGGGCGATCAGTTTGGCGTGGGCGGCAGCCCGGCGATCCGCCGTTGCGGCGGATGGGCTCGGGTCGCAGGGGTCCGGCAGGCCCAGTACCTCCTCCCAGTCGCGCAGGGGCCCGAAGCCCGTGCTGACGTCGATCGCCAGGGAGCGCGGATCGACGGCGTCGGCGAAGAAGGTTGCGATCCGCTCGTACAATTCGGCGTACCCCTCGGCGCAGCCGGCGAGGTAGCGGGTCACCAAGGACTCTTCGCCGCTCACCCTCACCCGGTCCCAGATTTGCCCGTGCGGCAGCAGGCGCAAAAGGTGGGAGAGGACCGCGTCTGTGCTGGGGCTGAATGTGTCGCGCATCAGATCGAATTGAAGGTGATGGTTCCGCGCTCGACCACTTCGCCGGCGCCGGGGGTGATGTCAGAAAGCCCGGTGCCGTCCCCGTCGACGTCGTCGAGGGTGTTGAAGCTCAAACCCGTCGCGCGGGCGATGGCGGCGCGCACCGCTGAGTTCTTCACCACTTTGCCAGGCGCCTGGGGATCTCCCATGGCCGACTCAAAAAGGGCATCGAGCTCCGAGTTGACCGCCGACTGCACTTCGGCGGTGTCGGGGTTGATGCCGATGGTCAAGGCAACTGCGTGGGACCCCACGGCCTCGACGGTGACATTTGCAGTCACGGGGCGCCGGGTGTCGTCGTCGATGTAGGTCTGCACCGACGACACCTCGCCCGCCGTAGCGCCCACCGTGGGGGGGCTGGTGGAGATCCTCACAACGACGGTTCCCGGGCCGTTCTCGCCGCCGACGGGCCATGCATAGTTGATCTGGGGCAGTGCCTCGGTCGCCCACTTCACGTAGTCGGCGCTGGCGCCCCCTTGGGGCACCTCCCGGATCCGCTGAAGAAGGCGGGTCCGCAATTCCTCGATCGTCTCCTGGTTCACGCCTCCCGAAAGTGCCGTCGTGACCGATGCGTCGACGTCAAGGCCGGCAGGGGGGCTTTCAAACTCCAACCCCTCGGTCGTCGGCAAGTCGCCGTCGACGCCAACATCCTCGGCGGTGAGAGCCAGAACGGCTGTGCCGGATGAGACCATGACCGCGGCGTCGACGGTGTAGCGCACTCCCGTCGACGCGTGGATCAGCACGGCCCCCGCGGGCACCGTCGACCCGTTGGTACCGGTGGCGGTGGCCTGCCCCGTCGACTGTGTGCCCGCTTCACGAACCAGACCAAAGATTGACGCCCACCGCAGCAGGTAGGCCTCGGCCGCGGTGTCGGGCAAGACGTTGATCGCGAGCTTCTGGATCGTCCTGTAGGCGGTGTGGAGCGCGCCGCCGAGGACCCGGGTGGTGACGTACAACACCGAGCCGCGGGCGCGCACTCCGTCGCCGGAGAGCTGAGAGTCGAAAGCCGACTCGAGGCCCGAGATGATGTCCGAAAGGCTCGGGACGTCGAGCCCGGTTGATAGGGTCGCCATGGTCTACTCGTAGAAGTGGGGGCCGGGGCCTCCGACAAAATCCCAAAGGTTTTCATATCGGAGCTCGACATCGCCGCCGCCGTCGACCCTCTCGATCTCAACTACCGCGCCATAGGATCCTGGGGCGAGGCGCTCAACCTCGACGGAGACCGCCGACGCGATCCCGTCTTCGACCATCGGGGCAAGCGCGTCTTCGAGCGCCTTCTTGAGTCGGCGCGGGCGGTCTGGCGTCGCCTTCTGCGCGAGCTCGAACCACAACTGAGATCCGAAGCTGTAGTCGTCGTCGCGCAGGTGATCGGCCCACCACCCGAAGCGGTTGCTCATGCCGGTGGGCAAGTCGCGCCCTTCGGGAAGTCGAGCATTGGACGAGATCAGGGCGGCGGCGATGAAGGCGATCCGGTTCGACCGGTACTTCAACCACTCGGGGGCCAAGTCCCCCGCGCCCCCTACGAGGGCCACGAGGTCGGCGCTTGCGAAGATGTCGCTCACGTCCCTATCTTAACCTTGCTCGAACCTGCGTTGATCTTTCCGGTGATCGTTGTCACAGGCGAAGGCGAAAGCACGCGGTAGGCCGCCACAAAGGCGGCGATGTTCGCCGCGGTGACGGGGGTCGACGGGGGCTGTCCTCCGACAACGTTCATCGCTACGACGAGGGCCTCGACGGCGGCCAGGAAGTTGACCGCCGCGGCGTCGGTCGACGAGTCGACCAAGGTGGCGTCCCCTTTGCGCGCGGCCTCGGCCAGCCCGCCGGCGTTGTGGATCTCGACGTCGGGCGAGTTCACCACGACCTTGGGGGCCTCGACCTCCACACGGTCCCGGTAGAGGGTGATTGCCTGCCCCTGGTCGTCGTAGATCGTGACCTCGCCGGCGGCCCTGTTCTTGACCCTGTAGCGGCGATCCTCGACGGCAATCACAACGGAGTGGTCTGGGCTCCCGCCGACCCGCGCGACGATGGCCTCAGCGCCCTCGTGGGGAACCGAGCTGAAGCCGTAGCCTTGCACCCGCTCAAACGGGCCTCGCACTTCGTCGGCGCGCACCTGAATTGATACTTCCTGCCAGCGCTTCGAGTCGTCTACGCGCTCGACGACCGCGCGTGCGATCATATCGATCACCCGTCTACGCAACGGCTCGAGGTCCCGAGCGAGGGCGCCGCGGATCTGGTCGAGCAAGTTAGCCACTCTGCACCACCTGCCAAAGCTCGATCCCCTTGCGCGCCTGCTTCTGCTCTCTCACTGCGTAGGCTTCCGGCGGCGCCACCTTCAGCCGGGTGACGGCCCCGGCTTCGCCGAGCTCGAAGGACACCTCGGCGATCAGAAGTTCGGCATCAACGCCGATGATCGTGTCGCGGATCGCCACGGTCTCGTTGACCCTCCAAAGGGACCCCGAGCGGGGCTTTCGCCAGCCCAGGACCGTGTAGCTCAGATCGACGGACCGGGCCACGCGCGAGGCCGCCTCCCACCTCGCGCGATCGAGGCAGGTCTTCCTCGTCGCCCCCACCTCGGGGACGATCTCAAGGATCCTTGTGCGGCCGATGCCGTCGTCGGCGGCTGTGGCCTCGGGGTGTGCTGCTGCCTCGCCTGAGATTTCGTCGGAGCCGGCGATCTGGCCCTTGCATCGGTACTCGCTGAAGACCTCCGCGGCCGAGAACGTGCCGCTACCTTCGATGATTGTCGATCCTGTCTTCAGAACCTCCCCCGACGACACCGACCCCGCGCGCGTCAAAATGAGACGGCCGCTCTCGTCGTCGGTGACCAGGAGCGCTCGCGCTGCCGCGGCGCGTTGGATGCAGTCGAGTGCACGCTCGCCGGTGGTGGTGGCGTGGGATGGGAGCGCGTCGGCGGCCACTTCCGAGACGACCTCGACGCCGTAGGTGGCCGCCAGGTCTTGGGCGATCCTCGCCGGCGTCGCCCTGCGCCATCGGCCTTTGCCTCGCGCGTAGATCGCAGCGCAATCGACGAGGTCCGCGGTCATCGATCGCCCCTGCACCGAGATGGACTTGTCGGCGCTTCGGATCGTCACGGCATCGATGTACCCCGTGATCACCCGGTCGGTGCCGATCAGCACCGTCGCCGCTTGACTCGGCTTGGGCCTGTCCGAGACGGCCTCGTCGAGCTTGCCGGTGAAGTCGAAGCTGGCGCTGGCCGCGTCAAGCGATCGCGAGATGGAAACGCGCTCCCAAGGGCGAAACAGGCGGTCCCCGATCAGCAACTGCACCTTGTCGATGCCGCTCAAGACGTCAACACCTGGAGCTCGCCGGGCTCGATGAAGCCGGGCATCAAGACCCCGTTCGAGTCTTCGATCTCACTGGCCCGGGATCCGTCGCCGTAGAGCTCCTGGGCAAGCTCCAAGGTAGAGCGCGGCGTCCGGACTCGCAGAGTTCGGGACGAAGGGAGGTCGATGGCCAACTCGTCGAGGAAGTCCACGACGCGGTGGCGCAGGTCTTCGGTGGTGCGGAGCGAGTCTGCGTCGGCGAAGAGGTCCGCGGACTCGCCGCCGATCATGGTCTCGGTCACTGCGAGCCAATCTCGGCGCAAGTCCTCTGCCTCTTCTCGGGTCGTAGGCGTGTAGTCCAGCAGCGCCGAGCCGAACCACGTGGCCGCCAGGCGCGTCACGGCCTCGTCCATCGCGGCGTTGTTCAGTCCTTGTTGTCGGGCTGCGGTCGACTCTTCTGCGGCGAAGCTGTCGTCGAGGTTTGAGAAGTCGGGAAGCAGGCCGGCGAAGTACGCCAAAGGGCCGATCGACCTGATCACCGAGTCGCCGGCGGCAAGCAGTGCCTCGAACGCGCCGTCCACCTCTTCGATCAACTCCGAAGGCGTGTTGACCAAGGTCGACACGTTCGCCGAGAGCGCCCGCAAAGAGAGCTCGAGGAACTTGGACTTGACCTGATCCCTCGACGCTGCGATCGCAGCGGCGGCCCGCTCCTTCGTCGACACGACAAGGCCGACGAAGGCCGCCTCGTTGTCCTCGACGAAGTTGATGGTGATGCGGGCCATGCGGCCCTCGTCGGTGCGCTCAACGAGGTCGTATGAGTCGATCCGGACGGTCAAGGGCCCCAGGTAGGGGTGGTCCAGACCTCCCGGTCCCGGGCGCTCAAGGGCCTCTATCAGGGCCGCGCGGCGAGCGATGTAGTCGTCGCCTACCACGTAGACCTGAAGCGACCCGTCTCGGCCTTTGGCTCCCAGGTCTTGCGTGATCCTCTGCTCCGCGTTCGGCACGTCGAAGCTGCGAAGGCGCCGGCCTCCCGTCAACTTGCTTTCGCCGAGCACTCCAAACGGGACGTCTCGAAAAGCCCCGGGGATCAGGTCGTCGCGCCAGCTCATAGCCCCATGCCCGTAGAAAGCCCCCGCCGGCCCACCGACGTTTCGATCGCGAATGCCGGGGAGTCAGACCGCACCCGGTCGACGCGGAGGCCGGCGGGGGCGTTCTCGAAGCGAACGGACACCTCGCCGCCCACGCTCTGAGGCTGCCCCGGTCCGAAGATGTCGCCAAGTCCCACGCGCCGATCAAGATCGACGCGGGGGGCGTCGAAGCGCATGCCCCGGGGCGACACGCTCCCATTTCCGTCGGGGATCAGATCCGTAGTCGTGTCGCGACCGAGGCCGAAGAAGTTGGCGAACCCTCTCGCCGTTCGGGCAAAGCGGTCGCCGTGCTTCGTCATGGCCATGATCCCGTCGACGAGCTCGTCGAAAAGCTGCTTGATGTCGCTCCAGTTCTGGTAGACCGCGACGCCGGCGAGGGCGATCCCCGTCAAAGCGGCGCCGATCGGGTTCGCGACAACAACGGCGTTCAAGGTGACGAACGCCCCCTTCAAGGCAACGATCGCCGAAACCGCCTGGGCCATTCCCGTGATGACGTTTCCGACGAGCACCGCAGACAACCCGATGAGGACCGCCTTGACGCCGCCCACTGCCTCGAAGACCTCGACGGCGGACCGGGCGAACGCTCGAGTCTCTGCAATCACCTCCGACCAATCCACGGCCTTCAACGCGGCGGCCAACTGCTTGACCGACTCGGCCACGCGCTGTCCGATGACCGCGCGGTTTGCCCGGATCCACTCTGTCAGGGGCGGCAGTAGATCCGCCACTGCCGGCGCCATCGCAGACAAGATCTCGTTCGAGACGCCGCCGAGCGCCTCTCGCAACATCAACAACTCGGCGTTGACCTTGCCGATCGCCTTCAAGGCGGAGCCGCTGAGCACCGCGCCGAACTTGTCGGCGTCGGCGATGGCGGCCTTGAACCCCTTCGACCCTCGACGAAACAGCGACAAGAAGTCGGTGCCGACGTCGGAAAGGAGCTGATCGATCAGGCCGGTCGCGATCTCGCCCTTGCCCTGGTCGGTCAGCCTCTTGACCGCGTCGGCGAGCTCGAAGATCACCGCCGTTGTGCTCTTCAGCTTCCCGCGGGCGCCGCGAACCTTGATCCCCAGCGCGCGGAAGACCTCCGCTTGCTCGCCTGTGCCCTTCGCCGCTTCGAGCATCCGATCCGGCAAGTCCTTGAACAGGTCGGCCACCCGGTCGAGATCGAGGCCGACTTGCCGCCCGGCGAAGGCGAAGCCCTGCATTGCCTTCTCGCCGATGCGGAAACGATCGGCGAGGCGCTGTAGCTCTTGGACGTTGCGCCGCGTGTGCTCGAATGTGGCCGCCAGGCCGCCGATCACCGCCGCGGATCCGAGACCCGCCGCCGGCCCCAGGCGTCGCGCCAGGCCGCCCAGTACGGCATTTGCCTTGCCGGTCAGCCCGGTGATCGTGCGGGTCCCCCGGGCAATCGACGAGGTGATCCTCGCCACGCTCCCGCGGATTACCCGCGATGCGTCGTCGCGGGCCGCCAGCGTCGTAGATAGGCGAAACTCGGGCACGGCTACACCTTACCCTTGTCCTCGTTGAGATGCGACGAGATCGCCTTGGTCTCGGCGTACCACCGAGAGAGGTCGACGGTGTCCAGGTCGAGAAGTTCGGAGGGGGGCCACTTGTAGGCCCACGCCAGGATGGCCAGCAGGCGCCACCAGACGGTCCGCAGGGCTTCCAAGGGCGGGACGTTCTGGGCGGCGCCTCGCCGTGCTTGGCGGCCCGCTACGAGCCGCTCGAGGTGTCGGTCGCCGCGCCCTCGCCCGTCGGCTCGCTCGATCGCTTGGGCGAAGGCTTCGAGAAACCCTCGAACACCGCTTGCACTGCGCGGAAGTCGGCGAGGTCCATCTCGTCGACGGCGCTTTTCGGCAGGCCGGCGCAAACCTGGACGAGATGAAGGGCTTGGGCCTGCTCCCCTTCGATGTCGTCGAGCTGGCGCAGGTCGCGCCCTCGGGGGCGCCGGATCCCGATGGTTTCGACGGTGCCGCCGTAGGCCTCGATCGGGTAGGTGAGCTCGATCTCGGCGACGGCATCGGGTGGCGGTGCGTATCCGCTGCGTTCCTGGACGCGCTGGCGCCCCTTCGACTTCGGCATGGGCTTGACTCCCCGTTGCTGTGTTCGCTGGTCATGGCGGGGCCCTGGAGTGCTTCAGCGCCCCGCCGAGTTACTTGATCTCCGAGCCGCTCATCCCCTGGAAGCGGACACTCACGGTGCCCTCGGACGCGTCGAGCTCCATGGCGTCGGCCACCCACGCGTCGCGCAGGACGTACACCGAGCCGTCGACGAGCTCGACTTGTACCGTGGCTTCCGCGATCGCGCGCAGGTCGGCGAGCTTGAGGCCCGAGTCGTTCAAGAAGTCGCCCGAGATCTCCGGGACCCGAGGGATCTCGCGGTAGACCGCGAAGATCCGGAGCTGGTTGATCAGGTCCGGCGGGTAGAGCACGTCGAGGCGGTTAGGGTTGCTCCCGTTGCGCTCGACGACGAGGTTTTGAGCGAAGAGGGCGGCGTTTTCGACGAGGCCGATCGACTCCAAGAAGCGGTAGCGCGAGATCAGCTCGGCGCGGACAACCTTGGGGGTCACGACCTTCTGCCCCGCGGCGAAGCGGGTGCCGTCGTTGGCGAGCTTGTGCGACCCGTACTTCGACACGATCCGGGACCGCATATCCCGGACCACGTACATGAGGGTGTATCGGGTCTGCGCGTCCAGCCAGGACTCGTCGACGAGGCCGGCCGCGTTGGTGGTGTAGCTCGTGATCCCGCGCTCGATCACAACGCTGTTGCCGCTGGCCACCGAGGTGGCCACGCCGGCGTTCAAGAGGGTGTCGCGCTCGTCCTTGGTGAACTGGCTCGAGGGCCGCGGGCGGATGACGTGCTTGACCTCGCGAAACTGCGCCGGGGCGCCGGGGTCGTTCGCCATGACGGCGCCGAACACCGCGGCGTGGGCTGCCCCCCACTCGAAGGCGGGGGTGGGGCTGTCGTTGTAGCCCCAGTTCGTGATCTCTTCGGCGTTGAACGCCAAGCCCGAGAGGGTGCCGACGCTTCCCTCAGACCCCATGAACATGTGCCCGTAGACCTGCCGGGAGTCGGTCCAGCGGTCCGCGATCTCGGCGGCAAGGGCGGTGCGCGCCGTGGCGTCGGGGAAGGCGAAGACGACGACATCGTATTCGGTGTCGGCCATCGCCGCGATCGCCGAGGTGATCGTCGGGTCGGTGGCGCCGCTGGCCAGGTTCGACCCCGAGAGCGTGATGTTCAGCCCTGCCGGGGTGGCCTCGCCTGCCTCGTCGCCAAGAAAATTCAGCTGGATCCGGACCTGATTGCCGATGGTCCCGACGTGCCGGTGTGTGATCGTGACAACGCCGCCGGTCTCGGAGGCGGTGACCGGGAGGTTGTCGGCGTTGTTGATCGCCGTGGCAAGGGCGGGGGCGGTGACCGTGCTTCCGGCGTCGCCCGACGTGACCGACACCTGAACCCGGTCGTTGCCGATGTAGAGCGAGAGGGTGCCCGACTCGGTGGCCGCCGCCGAGGTGAAGGTCACCGTCCCCGAGGCCTTGGTCCCCGAGGCGTCATCAACGCCAATGGCGTACAGGTCGTGGAAGCTCTTGTTGTTGGCCTTCCACGCGATCGCCGCGCGGTGGACCACGGAGCCCTCGCCAAAGAGGAGCGCCGCGTCGGCGCCGTCCTTGGCGGTCAGGAGCCGCGGGTCGTTCTGCGACGCCGAGCCGGCGGCCAACATCTGGCCGATGATCAGGGCCTGCGGGTTCGCCACGAAATGTTGGCCGGGGTCGGCGGCGACGGCGCCGTGACGGTCGAGGGCCAGTATGTAGGCCGGCTGCAGGGCGTCAGCTTCGAGGCCGACCAGGGCGCCTCGGTCCTGGAGCCCAAGGCCCTGCGCGCCGCCGCCATCGCCGCGGTGGGGCCGGAGATCGCCCGCCGGCTCGGCAAGCTGGCCGCCGAGGCCGACGAGGCC